GTTTAACGGAACAGGTAACGGTACTGTAGTGACTGTAGGTATTGAAGCTACTGTAAATGATTCTCCGTTCTCAATTCAGAAGATAGACATTCTTGCTCTGCTGGGCAGGTTGATATAAAGAGGTGATATAGATGGGTGATTGGGAAGATATATTAACTGGAGGCGTAGGGGCTTTAGGCACTTATCTGTTATCCCAACAGGCTCCTAAAGCTATTAGGGAGTCTGGTGCTGCCTATCAAAGAGGGGCAGAAACCTTAGGTCAGCAGTTAGCTACTCAAGCTGCTGGTACGTTTAAGCCATTTACAGTTAGCACAGGGTTAGGCCCAGGTATCTCTGTAGGACAAGAAGGTGGTGTGTCTGTTACAATGCCTGAGTCACAGCTTGCTGACCTTAAAGCTCTAGCTCGTAGTGGCGCACAGCAGTTAGCCGCTGTTACTGGCCCCGGTAAGCTACAGCAAGAACAAGCCCGTATACAGGGGATGCTCCTTGGCCCCGGTATCGGCGCAGCTCAGCAGGACGTATATAGCCAGCTACAGGCTCTCCGTGCGCCTGAGCAGGAGCGTCAAAGACTAGCCCTAGAAGAACGTCTATTCTCACAGGGCCGTGAAGGACTGCGTACCGCTATGTATGGTGGTTCACCTGAGCAGTTGGCTATGGAGAAAGCTATACAGGAACAGCAAGCTGCTGATGCTCTTATGGCTCGTCAACAGGCTTTGGCTGAACAGCAGCAAACAGCAGGGCTTATAAGCCAAGCACTAGGATTAGGTGGACAGCAGCAAGCATTACAGGCTGAGCTGGGACTTGGTGGAGTACAGGCTGCTTTCTTACCACAGCAACAAGCACTTAGCTTATTAGAACCCGCTTTGTCTTTATCTGATATAGCCAGCAGAGCAAACCTACAGGGTATAGTTACTCAAGGACAACTAGGACTTGGTGGACTCCAAGCAGCTACAGCAGCAGAGCAGTATGCTTCTCTGATAGAACAGGCACAGTTAAATGCTCTAGCTCAGCAGCTCTTCCCGCCTGAGACTGGACTCTTTGGTCAGGTTATAGGTGGTTTGTTCGGAGCTGGTAGCACTGGACAAGCCCCAGATTTTCTAAGTGTATTAAATAGCTACTTAGGTGAAGGTTTTTCAACATCAGAAGCAGTTAATAAAGCAAAAGAATTTTTAGGAATAGGTAAATAACAATGGCTAACGATAATTCTTTATTCGGTACTAACTACACAAGAGTAACTACTCCTGCTCAGTTTGAGAGGGGTATGCTTGGTGGTGCTGCTGAGCGTGGCTTAGCTATGGCTAGTATGTTACCTACTGATGCTTTAGCTGCTGCTGCTAGGTTAGGTGTTGCACAGGCTCCTGTGTTAGCAGAGATGGGAACAAGCAGTGTAAGAAAAGCTCTTGGAATGGAAGACCCAAGATTAAAGCAGCAACAGGAAACAGAAAAACTTGCTAATCAATCTTTAGGAATAAGCAGAGCATTTAAGGCTTCTTACTTTGAAGACCTTGCTGATTCAATAGAAGATGAAGGATTAAAGAACTTCTTTAAAGGAAGGATACCATCTATTTTATCAGGTCAGTTTGACCAGATGACACAAGAAGATATAGATAAACTTGTAAGTAGTGCTTATAAGAACTTTGGTCAAGAGTTCAAAGATGTTCCTGACATCAGTGAGGAAGAAGCAGAAAGGGCTGTTGATATACTAGCTGCCCAGTTCCCAGGACAGGAAGAACTACTTTCTAATCCTGTTGTGTTAGACCAGATATGGACTATTAAGAATAGGTATAAGAAAGAAATGTCTTGGGCAGAAGCAGCTCAGGTGTTTATGCAAAGATACTCTAAGAACCTTGAAGATGCTTTTGCTGGCTTAGAGATGGGAGGCACTCTATCAAGGGGGCCAGATGCAGGAAGTCCTATGCGTGGTGTGCAGCCAGCAGGAACAGCTATAACACCTCCTTCTGTTCAGTCATACCAAGAAGGAGCTAGGGCTGCTTTAGGTAATCTACCGCCTGTTGATAAACGCTTTGAGTATAATCCTAACTCACTCCTTAACCGTATGTTGCGTCCCTAACGAGTAATTATTAATGGCTGAGACTAAAAGTCCTCGTGTGTACCGTGGTAACAATGCCGTAAAGATTATTGAAGAAATCTACGGCGTTGAGCTTACTCCTATCCAAGAAAAAATAGTGAAGAATGAAGGATATTCTCCTGACATTTATGAAGATGACAAAGGTATTAAAACAACAGGAGTAGGGCAGACAGGTAGATTTATGTCAATGTCTCCTCTTGAGGCAATAGACTGGCATATTCAAGACACCGCTAGGCTAGTAAAAAACTTTGACTTATACCCTGAAGACCTTCAAGCAACTTTTGTTGATTTAAGATACAGAGGAGATATTAAAGCATCTCATAACTGGCTTAGGCTTTTAAATGAAGGCAACTATAAAGAAGCTAGTAAGGAACTGCTGAATCATCAAGAGTACAGGCAAAGAAAGACTAAGTTTTTTGATGATGGCGTAGTAAAAAGATTAGAGGAAGCCTCTAAAGTAATAGGAGCTTATCAACCTGCGCCTCCTTCCTTAACGCCTGAAGAAAAAGAACTAACTCAAAGACAGTTAGAAGACTTGTTTGGTGAGACAGCGGAAGCTCCGCAGTCTATTACTATTCCCGGTAGAGAACGTAAGTTTCCTGTGTATTCAGAGGAAACATTAAACGAAAATCAAGGCAGAGCTTCTAGGCTAGAGGCTTTTTCTAAAGCTACGCAGAGATACTTAGATAAGGCTGCTGGCTTCCTAGAAGAAGCTGAGCCTGTTGTTCGTCAAGCTCTTGGAACTGCTAAAGAGAAGGCATTAGCGGGAGCTGATAAAGCAGTAGAAGGTTTAGACAAAGCTGAAGCTGCTATGCGCTCAAGAATTGCAGAGGCAGGAGAAAAAGTACAGCAAGGATTAGACAAAACTGCTGGTGCTATAGAAAGTGCAGAGCCTATTGTACGTTCTAACTTAGATAGATTTAAAGCTGCTATTCTTAGCAAGGCTGATAAAGCAGTAGAAGGCTTAGACAAAGCTGAAGCTGTTACTCGTCAAGCTCTTGGTACTCTGGAAGACAAAGCACTAGCAGGAGCTGATAGAGCAGTAGAAGGACTAGATAGAGCTGAAGCTGCTTTACGAGACAGACTAGGTATGACTACTACACAAGAGCCTAGTCAGCCTACTCCTTCTTTAACACCTGAAGAGAAAGACCTAACACAGCGTCAGCTAGAAACTTTATTTGGAGAAACAGCACAGCCTACTGTTCCTTCTTCTATTACTATTCCAGGTAGAGAAAGAGTTTTTCCAAAGACTAATAGAGAAGTCTTAGCTCAAGCCACCACTAACTATAAAGTTAATCAACAGAAAAAAGAAGCAGTAGCTCTTCGTGAAGAAATTAGGAAAGTTCAAGAAGAAGCTAAACCTATAGAACAGAGACCTTCTTTTACTAAAGACACCACTAGAGTATTACGCTTAGAAGATATTAGAAACTCTAAAAGGCTGCGTGAACTTCATGCTATGCCTGGAGATTTAGTTAAAGATAATAAACTGCTTCGTACTACCCCGTATGACGGTAAGATTCTTGAAGACAGGGAAGAGCAAGTACTAGGTACATTAGACTTAGCTGCTAATCCTAACCTTGTTGCTGCTGGTGCTGAAATAGGTGACAAACTAATAAATGGTCAGCTTGTTAAGACTAGCTTTAATGATGCTCTTACTCAGCTAGAGTATGGCTTTGACTCAGAAGGGAATGACATATCTGAAGATTCCTTCTTTGCTTATCTTGCTGCTGCATTACCCGATGAGGGTTCTCAATTCTATAATCAAAGGTATGGCCCTGCTTTCGATAGGGCAGACTTTGACAACAAAGTAGAGTTAGTTAAGGCAGCTAAAGAAAGAGATTTAATTGAAGAGTTTGGCTATGACTTTATGCCTAACACTGACTCAGCCGCTGCGGTTATAGGAAGAATAGGAAAAGCTCTGGCTACTCCTACTTCTTTGTTGCCTCTTGGTAAAACTGTAAAGACAGCAGCAGCACTAGGAGCTTTTGTAGGTGCAGAAGCTACAGTAGCTAATCAACTAGCTAAGCAGGGAGACATAAGATACTCTGATGTTTTAATAAATAGTATCTTAGGTGCAGCCGTAGGTGCAGGTACTTCTAAACTGTTTGCTCGGTATGGAAACGGTAAAGCTATTCCTGATAACTTAATGCTGGATAAGAATGGCAACACTCTTATGGGGTCTGCTGCTCGGTCAAGAGCTGCTAAGTTATATAAAGACGGTAAGATAACTCAAACTGAATTAGACAACTGGTTAATGCGTCAGGCTCGTCAAGTCCATGAAGTTGTAGAATCAGAAGTTAAAACAACATCGTCTGCTCCTCGTAGCAAGGGAGGCATCAGAGACTTCTATCAGATACTACAGACTGAAGTTTCTAGGATTAGCCCCCTAGCAGGACAAGCCCTAAAAAGATTTGAAGTAGGAGCTGCTAGACAAGAAAGATTATTAATGGCTAGAGTAAGACCTTTCTTTGATGAGTTTAGAACTTTATCTGACGATGTTCAAAGGAATATAACTTTAGCATTATTTAAAGAAGACTTTGAAACAGCTTTTAGTTTTATGTCTAAGAGCCTCAGAGAATCTTTTGATGAAGTTATAAAAGTAAACAAAGACCTAGCAGAAACACTTAAAAAACTGGGACATAACTTTACTGAACGTGAGAATTATATTCACAGAGAAGTTGTAGATTTAGCAGGACTTAGGGCTTCTCTGGGAACAGCACCTACAAATGGTGTTTTCCTTAGAGAGTTAAAGAAGTATGCTGGTAAAAAGCCAATAGAAGATTTACCTATTGATGTACAGAACAAAGTACACAACAAAGTAGCTGCTGGCTTTACCGTAGCAAGGGATAAAAATGGTAAAGTTTACTGGAAGAAACAATCCAAAGGCACTGGGAAGTTGACCATTGGCGAAAGGTCTGTAGATGCTAAAGATATTACTTTAGAAAGGCTAAAGTATTATGCTCCTTTAGAGCAAGGGTTTGTTCGTGACCTTACTAGAAAGATACAAGATATAGAAAAGCGCAAGTTCTTTGGTAGATTTAAGGACGCTAAAAAATTAGCAGATGAAGCTGATGGCTCTTTGAATATGGATGAATCTATAGGAGCTATGATAAGAAAATCCATAGATTCTGGAATGAATCCTGCTGACCAAGACAGGCTTAGGGAACTTATAGCTACTAGATTTGAGCAGGGAAGCCAAAGTATTGGTAGTCTGCAAAGAGCAATAACTACGTTAGGTTATGTAGGTACTTTGGCTAACCCCGGTGCTGCGATAATTCAGCTTACTGACTTAGCTACCGCTGGCTGGTTATACGGACTAAGAAATACTGTAGCTGGAATGTTGAAGAAAGAGGTTACTCTTGCTGATGCTTGGCATGATGACTTAGTACATGACCTAGCACATAGTCCCAGTAAAGCAAACAAAATTACTAACTTTTTATTTGGTCTCTCAGGTTTTAGAGCTGTAGACAGAGCCGGAAAAGAAGCTGTAATGAATGCCTCACTAAACAAAGCCAGAGATTTAGCTAAGACTCCTAAAGGTGTAGAGTCCCTCAGAAAAAAATATCAATACTTTTTTGGTGATGAGTTCGACTCTTTTATCGCTGACCTAAAACAAGGTAGGGTAACCGATAATGTAAAAGACTATACTGTTTCTGAGCTATTAGACATACAGCCGCTGGTTCCTTCTGGTATGCCTGTATGGTGGAATAAGAACCCCGGAAATCGTTGGCTTTATATGTTGAAGTCTTTTACTTTAAAGCAATATGACTTAGTGCGTAGAGAAATAATAGAAGAAGCTAGGACTAATCCAGCAAATGCAGCTAAGAGGGCTTTCTTGTTAGGTGGTTACTTATCTTTAGCTGGTATGGGTGCTTCCTCATTAAGAGACTTCATGTACGGTCGTGATGTAAAAGTAGATGATTTACCTGCAAGAGCTTTATGGTCTTTAGCTGGTGTCTATGGAGGTAACAAGTATCTTTTAGACCGCTACTTAGCCAGAGGAGATGTTGCTGGTGCTGTTATAAACTATTTTGCTCCTCCAGTTCCTCTTGTTGAAATGACAGGACAAGTTACTGCTGATGTAGCTAAGGCCGCTTTTGGCGATGAAGACTTTGCAGACTTACCTGAGCAACTACTGAAACGTACTAGGGCTGTGCCTGTAATAGGCCCATTAGTTTACTATAGGTTAGCTGGTGGAGCAGAGGCTTATAATGAAAGGAATAAGTAATGGCTAAGAAGAACGAGAAGAATCTCTATGAGCTTATGCAGGAAGGTAAGGGCAGGAAGCGTACCTCAATAGGCCATCGCTCTGTGAAGTTTGGGTCTATGAACAAACGGAAGAAGGCTAACTACAAAGCCTATAGAGGACAGGGATAAAAACCTGCCTAGAAAGCTAAGAGACCGTGGGCTAACTAGGCAGGTCGAGGAGGAACTGCTTACCTCTTGAACTTATACTACAACGTACTCAATAGCTTGTCAAGATACCAGCGGCATTTTTCTAGGTCTTGTTTAGTCTTGCCCTTATACATACACCGCCACAGATACTTTAACGCATTTCCCCTACAGTAACCCTGGAATTCCTCACCGCTTAGTGTCGAGCCTATGGCTTCGATACACTCAACAGTCCCTGTATTGTAATGTGCAGGGCTGTTGACTTCTTTGTCTAACTCAGGCACTACCTCTTTATACAGCAATGCAGCCCATTCATCAGGCGTAGCATCGTCTATGCTGTCCCGTATCAGCGTCCAGTGGCTGTCTGGACGTAGCGTAGGGCATTGCCCCTCTAGCTTTATATGTATCTGCTTGCCTAAGTCATTGACTATGATAGCAGCACTGTCTCCCTTCTTGATTATCTCATACTCTTTGCCATCGGTCAGAGAGCCTATGGCTATATTTGTTGCTTTAACTTTCATATTGATTTCCCCTCTGGTTTAGGCATCCCTTCAGCAACCTCCTGAGAGACCGTATAAGACCGCTGAAGAGCGTCTAAGATTTCCTGTACCTCAGTACATTCTCTCACTTCAGCGTCTTTCACGGCTATTAGGCATTGTTCTAGGGACGGATAATATCTGGTTCTCTGTTGTTCCTTTGGTTCCCTAGTCTTTTTGTTGATTCCTTTGTAGGTTTCTACTAGATGATAGCAGAAACTGTCTGATAATATCTGAAACCTGTCATTGACAGTGAACAGTAGTTTAGCTTTTTCCTTCACCGTATTTACTCCTCAGATAGTTCATAGATACTGGCATCTCATCAAAGCCGCCATCATCTACTTCGTTTAACATCCAGATACCTGACCAGCTACCGTTGGTCTGTGGTGTAAGATAGTCCTCGTCATGCTGGTAGAAGATACCTGCAAAGATACCTGTGACTGCTTTGCCATCAGCTCTCCTACCGAAAGCTATGTCTCTGTCCTGCACATGACCCTGCACACACGACATCATCTTCTTCTGAAGCAGTAGTCTAGCATTTGTAACAGGACGGCCCATGACACCGCTAGTAAAGTAATGACAATATACAATCCCATCAATAACAACAGGCTCAAGAAAGTCATAGACTTCCCAGCCCATCTCTTTAAGGTCAAAGTCTTCATAGCTCATCAACCCCTCTAGCTTAGCATCAGATTCTATTGCTCTCTGTATTCTGTACTCGTGGTTCCCTAAGCAGAACACTAAGCGTGGACTCCATACCTTACGCTTATTCTTTCTAAGCCTTGTCTGTTCTCTCCTAATAGGACGTAAGAAGGTCTCCATTGCAGAGATACCTGCAAAGATGTCATCAGTGTACCGCCTACCTTCAAAGGACTTCTTACCTACATCATAGCTAGACAGTGATGGCATATCCCAGTGGTCTCCTAAGTGGACTATGACATCAGGCTTCTTGTCCACAGCATACTTCCCTGCCCACTTGAGATGCTCTTTAGGACACCCCGGTTTGACTTGTGTGTCTGGTATGATTAGATGTTTCATCTTAGTCACCTGTAGCGCAGATTATGGCACGGTCATTGTAGTAAGTAGCTTGTGCCTCGTAGTAAGCAATCATGTGAAGGTGAAGGTTTGGCCCACCGAACAAGAAGTACCACATAATAACAGGAAGGACTATGATGCTGAGACTATTTAAGACCCCAGCTAAAAGGGATAGTCTGCTCTGTAAAGTACCTGAAGCCTTGCTTGTCTGCCCATTCCCCGTGTGTAAGTTTTGTTCCATCTCTTCTGCTCCTCGCTCCCGGCATTGGAGTCTTTGGGTTGTAAAATATAAAAACAAGTTCGTCATGTTTGCCTAGCCCCTCCGCTATGTCCACATACTTCCTAGCTTCTTGTCTGTCCCTGAACCTGCCTTTTGCTTCTATGTATATCTTGTTCTTCCCATCGTGATAGATAAAGTCGGGGTAGTAAGTCTTGTACTGTACATATTTAACAGTCTCTGAGTGACACTTGCACCCCTTCAACTGCTTGTGGTGGAGGTCATACTCGAACCAGCTATCGTAACCCTGTGGTGGCTTGGTTGTTCTCTTCTTCTTTTTACTGGGTTGCTTCATTCGGTGGAGTCCATAGCTGGCCTTCTTCCCTCCTGAGCCAGAGTAGCTGTGCATTTTCAATTACACGCTCCTCGGATTCATGGAGTTCAACACACTTATCATACATCTCCTGCTCGGTTAATCCCTCTAGCAATGCCAGAGACTTCTTGTCTCCTATGCCGTTGATGCCTATGATGTTATCTATCCTATCACCCATGAGTATCTGTCTGTAAAAGAACAGCAGTCCTTCCTCTGGTGTGACGTAGTACTTCTGTTTCTTTACAAAGTTATAGTGCCATCCG